CTTAAAGATGCTTTCGATGCAACACTTGGTACTAATCGTGTTTATCTCTTTGACCATTTCGGTAGCAGTGACGTTGACAACATTGCCAACAGAATCCGATACATGGCTAAAGCTTGCGATTGCAGGGTTATCTTTCTTGACCACATCAGTATTGTTATATCTGGTCAAGACAATGGAGATGAGCGTAAGGCTATTGATAACATGATGACGAAGCTTCGTACACTGGTGCAGGAGCTGGAGATTACATTGATCTGTGTCAGTCACCTTCGTAGACTGCAAGGGAACCAAGGTCACGAAGATGGCGGTAGTGTCTCACTGTCGCAGCTCAGAGGCTCAGGTGCTATTGCTCAACTGAGTGATGCTGTGATTACATTGGAGCGTAACAGTATGGCTCAGGATGACAATGAGAGACATCAAACCAAGATCTCAGTAGCTAAGAATCGTTACAATGGTTATACAGGCCCAGCTTGTGTGCTCAAGTATGACATGGAAACTGGACGTATGGTGGAGATGCAGGAGGAAGTACTATGAAACAATGGGATGGCTTTGATGAAGCAAAGATAGGTGCAGCATTAGTATGGAATGGTAATGAGCGTGTGGAAGTGTTGGTCTATGATGGTGAGAAGATGGCTCAACAACTGATAATCAAAGATGGTATGACTGAAGATGAAGCTTTTGACTACATTGACTTTAACATTGAGGGTGCTTACATTGGAAAGGACACACCTGTAATAGTGTGGAAAGATTATGAGTAAAGGAAGTACACCTAGACCTTTTAGCGTAGCTCAGGAGCAGTACGATGCTCGATGGGACTTAATCTTTGGTCGTGATAAGGGCGACAAAGAGCGTGATGTAGCCTTTGATAAAGAGATGGATAAGCTAGAAGAGGAAACTAAAGATGAGTAGTATTCTGATTGCAATCATTGGAGTGGTCTATACTGTAGTAGCTGTGGACTTACTCTACAAAGGTAACACTGGCTTAGGTATAGCCTTCATTGGTTATGCACTAGGTAACGTGGGTCTGTACATGGAGGCTGCAAAATGAGCAAGTGGGTTAAGAATGTTGAGAATCAAGACGAAGCTGATGCTATCATTGAAGCCCGTAAGGAGAGGAATAGGCTGAAACAAAGAGCATGGGCTAAAGCCAACAGAGACAAGGCTAATGCTTACAGGAGAAGGGCTAAGGAACGTAAGAGGAATACATTACTAGTAACCGCAGCAGACCCTGTAAAGACCGCCTACCATACTGACTGGAAGGGTACACTGTATCATTGCCCTGAATTAACATACAGAGGAAAGAATGATTGACCTAGACACCATAGCTGGTAGAATGCTTGACTTGGAGACTAAGTACTATGAAATGCAAGACAAGTATCAGTTACTTATTCACCACTATGAAGACCTAAAGGCAGAGTATGAAGAGTACAAACTCGAAGAAGCGTATCGTATTGGACATAGAGACAACCTTAGATCACAACACGATCTGGATGGTAGTAACTAAGGACATTGACAGCGGAGAAGTGAACGTATGGAAAGCAGCAGACAACCTCGTGGAGTATTTAAAGGACGTTACATTGATAGTAGCCCACAACGGGATAAGCTTCGATTTCTCGATACTCAACAGGCTTTGGAGTACGAAGATTCGCTTGAACCAAGTGTACGATACACTGATAGCCTCAAGACTGCTAGATCCCTCAGTAGAGAACGGGCACAGCTTAGACGCATGGGGAACGAGGCTAGGGAAGAATAAGATTGACTACACAAAGGTATGGACATGGTTAATGGAACGACGAGAGGAATACAAAGGTGAGTGCTTCAACATTCCTCACATGGCTCTTCTTGAGCATTATTGCATTAGGGACGTTGAGGTCACTGCTAATCTTTATAAGCATCTTACTGATGAACTCACTAAGAAAGACTTTTCACAAGAAAGCCTTGCTCTTGAACATAAGGTAGCATCTATCATTGCTGAACAGGAACGTCATGGATTCAAACTCGATCAAGCCTATACAACCTGTTTACTTGCTGACATCAAAGGAAAGATGGCTGGAATCTATGAACAAATGCAAGAGAGATGGCCTCCAGTCATCACACAAAGGTTCCACAAAACCAGTGGAAAGCCCATCAAAGACTGCATTGATACTTTCAATCCCGGAAGTAGAAAGCAAATTGGAGAGAAGCTGATGGAGCTAGGATGGAAGCCTAAGGTGTTTACTGAGAAGGGTCAGGCTATTGTCGATGAGTCTGTACTGTCTAAGGTCGTTAACATTCCTGAGGCTCAGATGATTGCTACATACCTGATGCTGCAGAAACGTGTAGCTCAGATTGAAAGCTGGCTAGAGTCTGTGGGTAAGGACGGTAGAGTACATGGTAAGGTCATAACGAATGGAGCTGTAACTGGTAGGATGACTCACAGTAGTCCTAACATGGCACAGATTCCTAATGCTGGAAGTATCTATGGGCCAGAGTGCAGAGAATGTTGGACTGTGGAAACAGGTAACGTATTGGTTGGTTGTGACGCTAGTGGCCTTGAGCTGCGTATGCTTGCACATTACATGAAAGATGAAGATTATGTTAAAACGGTCACTGAAGGATCATCAAAGGATGGAACTGACGTTCACACGCAGAACCAGAAAGCTGCAGGTCTCCAAACAAGGGATCAAGCGAAGACATTTATTTACGCATTCCTATACGGTGCAGGGCCAGCTAAGATTGGTTCCATTGTCGGTGGTAATTCTAAAGCGGGACAGAAACTTATCGATGCCTTTCTTAAGAACACACCAGCCTTACAACGTCTTAGAAGTACGGTTAGTAGATATGCGGGTAAGGGCTTTGTACCGGGGCTTGATGGTCGTAAGATATGGGTACGCAGTGAACACGCAGCTCTTAATTCCCTCCTTCAAGGTGCAGGTGCAATCGTAATGAAGAAAGCTTTGGTATTGTTTCACGATAAGACCAAGGCTAACAAGTGGCCTGTGAAGCTGGTGGCTAATGTCCATGATGAATTTCAACTTGAAGTTCCTAAGATATATGCTACAATGGTAGGTGAGGCTGCAAAGCAAAGTATCGTTGAAGCTGGGCTGCATTTCAAGCTTCGTTGTCCACTAGACGGGGAGTTTAAAATTGGTAACAACTGGCGTGAAACACATTAATAAGAATCAGATTCTATTTAGTGTTGAAGGGGAAACTTTCAAGATTAAGATAGGAGAGGATCTAGACCTTGAAGAGGTGTATACTGTGCTCTTATCAGCACTTGTGCACTTAGAAGATCTAGCATCGGGTAATACAGCTCACCCGTCCCAAGAGCTGCATTGAAATTGAAGGAAAATGAAATGAGTATTGATACAGTGAAACCCGTTAAAGTTGCTGGTGAAATCTTCTGGAGCAACTGGATGAATAACTTTAACACTAAGTTTAACGAAGACAACAAGAAGTACGAATGTACCATTGGTAACTTGAGTGATGCAGCTTGTGAGAAGCTTAAAGAGCTGGGCATCAACATCAAGAACAAAGAGAGCATGGGTAACTTCATTGTTGCTAAGTCTACTTACTTGTTCACACCTGTGGATGAGGAAGGTAATCCTGTAGACATTGCTTTGATGGGTAATGGTACTAAGTGTCACGCAGTTATCTCTTCATACCGTCACAAGATGTCAGCTAAGTTTGGTGCTGCACCTTCTATTAAGAAGTTGATTGTTACTGAACTGAAGGTGTACGTCCCTGAAGGTGAAGAAGCAGCAGAGACAGCGGATGACGTTCTCTAACAGGCCTACTGAGGCTATTGTAGATGCTGACTTTTTAGTTTATAAAGTTGGCTTCTCCAATGAAGCTGAAGAAGAACAGTGGGCACTAAATCGACTCACAGAGTGGTTTACCGACATCATCTATATGCGTCTGAAGTGTGATGACTACAGAGCATGGATTACAGGTAAGACTAACTTTAGATTCGAGGTAGCTACCACTGTTCCTTACAAGGGCAATCGTAAGGATGCTCCCAAGCCTATACACTATGAGGCTCTTCGCAAACATCTCATGAAGCTCGGTGCTAAGATGTCTGAGAACGAGGAAGCTGATGACTCTGTAGGCATAGCGTCCACTGAAGGTAACTACTGGATCGTCCACGTTGACAAGGATCTAGATCAGTTACCGGGGTGGCACTATAATCCTGTAAAGGATGAGGAGTATTATGTTACTGAGTTTGAAGGCTTGTACAGTTTCTATAAACAGATACTTACAGGTGACAGAGTTGATAACATTGAAGGTATCCGAGGTATTGGCCCTGTAAAGGCTGATAAGATTCTCAAAGACTGTACAACCGAAGAGGAATTATATGCAGCTTGTATCAAAGCTTATGACGGCAATACTGACAGGGTACTGGAAAACGGTAAGCTTTTATGGTTAAGAAGAAAACCAAACCAGATGTGGCAACCACCTTCAGTCTCGCAGGAGCAGTCTGGACAGTAGAGTTTGTTAATCATTTAGACGATATGGGTAAGTGTGATTCTGAGAAACAGACTATCTCAATTCGTAGTGGAATGAACAAACAAAGTACTGAGCAAACCTTTTATCATGAGTTAGTTCATGCCATTATGTTTACAATGGGTAAGCTAAACCACGATGAAGAGTTTACAGATGCTTTCGGAGCTTTACTGCACCAGTATCACAGGACAAAATCAGATGAAGCCTAAGCGTAAGAAGCCACTGACAGTTAGACAAGTAGCTTTGAAGCATGGCTTTAGATCTGGCTTAGAAGACAAAATAGCTGATAACCTAACAGCCTTAGGTGTTCCATTTGAGTATGAGAAGCTAGTGATTGCATATACGCAGCCTGAGAAGAAGCGTACATACACTCCTGACTTCTTATTACTGAGTAACGGTATTATCATTGAGAGCAAGGGCAGGTTCGTGACTGCTGATAGACAGAAACACTTGATGGTGAAGGAACAACATCCTGAACTTGATATTAGATTTGTCTTCAGTAACTCTAGGTCTAAGCTATCAAAGTTAAGCCAAACTACATACGGGGATTGGTGCACTAAGCATGGATTCAAGTATGCCGATAAAGATATTCCTATGTCATGGTTAAATGAAAGAGGTTCTAAATATGATAAATAATCTAATTCAAGCAATGATGAAGTCTCCTGAGATTAAGAATGCTTGGGAAGACTTTACAGACGCTATCACAGTTGAGACTATGAAGAGTACTTACTTGAATACTCTTGATGGTGGTTGGAGTAGTCATCCTGAAGACATTGCCAGCTGCAAGGAAGTCAACGAAGCTCTGGCTGTGTGTCTTAGATACTTCATGTTTGTTAATGATGCTGAAGAATTCTTGAAGGAGGCTAACAAAGATGCAAGTTGACCTTATCAAAGAGCATGAGGATGGTAGTGCTACATTTCAGTTTGATCTCACTAACGAAGAAGCTAAGGCACTGCTTACTTTTGGAATCTTAGAAGCCATCAAAGCTGGCTTACGTGAAGGTGAGAGACTAACAGTTGAAGGGGATGACATTGAAAATCTTAGTGATACCTGATACACAGTGTAAACCAGATGTTTCTATGGAGCACCTCACTTGGGCTGGTAAAGCTATTGTTGATTACAAGCCTGATGTTGTAGTACACCTTGGAGATCATTGGGACTTTCCTAGCCTTAGCAGTCATGATAAAGCTGGCAGCAAATACTTTGAAGGTAAAAGGTATCTTGCTGATGTGGAAGCTGGAAACAAAGGAATGGAACTTCTTTTAGCACCTTTAAAAGCAACTCAGAAAGCCCAGAAAGAATCTAAGCATAAGGTATATAAGCCTTATCTGGTTTTCTTAATGGGTAATCATGAGAATAGACTTTCAAGGGCTGTTCAAAATAATCCTATGTTAGAAGGTTTAATGACATACGATCATTTAAATACTAAAGATTGGGAAGTTCACTCCTTCTTAGAGCCTGTGTTTATTAATGGTATTGGGTTTAGTCATTACTTTCCAAGTGGTGCTATGGGTCGTCCTACAGGATCTGCACAGCAGTTGATTACTAAACTACATCAATCTGTTGTATGCGGACACCAGCAAGGAAGACAAGTAGCCTATGGAAAACGTGCTGACGGTAAGTCAATTACAGCTATAATTGCAGGAAGTTACTATTTACATAACGAGGACTATATGGATTCTTTGTCTAACAAACACTGGCGAGGTTTGGTTGTTTTAAATGAAGTTAAAGATGGTACATCGGATGAAATGTTTTTAAGTGTTGAATACCTAGGGAGGAAATATGGACGAGCTTGATAAGAAATGTAAAACCTGCTTTTATAGTAATCTTGATAAAGGTATTCACCCATGTAACCACTGCTTTCAGTTTGATAGATGGGTTGACCGTAACATTTACATTCGACAAGAAGCAGCTAAGCCTCTAAGTGAAGCCATTAAAGAGTGGGTAGACTGCAAGGATGATGAAGAGATAGATGAGTTCTTTCAAAGAGCTAAGGATGTAGTTAACAGACCTCCTCACTACACTGCACATCCCTCAGGTATTGAATGTATCCAAGTTACAGAACACATGGGATTTAACTTAGGTAATGCAATCAAGTACATCTGGAGATGTGACCTTAAGCAAGATGCCATTGAAGACCTGAAGAAGGCTAAGTGGTACATTGAACGTGAGATCAGTAAACGTGAACGCAGCAATAACATTTGAAGAACTGAAAGAGGCTCTCAAGCGTTTGGATGAGGTCTCACTCTTGGAACTGCTAGGACTCCAGAGTGATGACCTTGTTGAAAGATTTGATGATGTGATTGAGAAAAAACAAGAATATTTAATAAAGGAACTAGACTAATGAGTACAACAACTATGACACCATACCAAGAATACATTGGCAAGAGTCGCTACTCTCGCTACTTGGATGATAAAGGCCGTAGAGAGCACTGGCCTGAGACTGTGAATCGTTACTTTGAGTTCATGACCAAGCACTTAAAAGACAAGCACGACTACACACTGACACAGCCACTGCGTGATGAGCTGCAGAATGCTGTAACTAACTTAGAAGTGATGCCATCAATGCGAAGCATCATGACAGCTGGTGATGCCTTGGAACGTCAGAACATTGCGGGTTATAACTGCTCGTACCTTCCCATTGATGATCCCAAAGCCTTTGATGAGGCTATGTATATTCTGTTATGCGGAACAGGTGTAGGCTTTAGTGTGGAGCAAAAGTATGTATCTAAGTTACCTGAGATTCCAGTTGATCTCTACAATAGTGGCACTGTCATTAATGTTAAAGACTCCAAAGAGGGATGGGCTAAAGCCTTACGACAAGTCATTGCCTTGCTATATGCTGGAGAAGTGCCTAAGTGGGATGTTTCGGGTGTACGTCCGGCAGGAGCGAGACTTAAGACCTTTGGTGGAAGAGCATCAGGGCCACAACCACTCGTTGACCTCTTCAAGTATGTGGTTGCAAAGTTCCGTGGAGCAGTTGGACGGAAGCTCACCTCGCTTGAGGCACACGATATTCTATGTAAGGTCGGAGAAGTCGTGGTTGTCGGTGGTGTACGACGATCAGCAATGATTTCCCTGTCAGACTTAAGCGATGACCGTATGGCTCATGCTAAAGCTGGTAACTGGTGGGACGGTAATGGTCAACGTGCCTTGGCTAACAACAGTGCCATCTACGAAGTAAAGCCTGACGTAGGTAAGTTCATGCGTGAGTGGTCAAGCATTTATGAATCACATTCTGGAGAGCGAGGCATCTTTAATCGTTATGCGAGTGAACTTCAAGCAGCTAAGAGTGGACGCAGGGAACTGGGTAAAGAGTGGGGTACAAACCCTTGCAGTGAGATTATCCTTAGACCTTATCAATTTTGTAATCTGTCTTCTGTTATTGTTCGGAGCGATGATAGTGTGGATACTCTACGGGATAAGGTGCGCTTGGCTACTATTCTGGGGACTTTTCAATCGACGATGACTTACTTCCCGTACCTTCGTAAGGTGTGGCAGACAAACACTGAAGATGAGCGTTTGCTTGGTGTGTCCATGACGGGTATCTTGGACAATGCTTTATTGAATAATCCTGATAATGCTGAACTACCTGCTATCTTGGAAGGAATGAAGAATGTTGCTATTGACACTAATGCTGAGTTTGCTGACGCTATCGGTATTAATCGTAGTGCTGCCATCACTGCCATTAAACCAGAAGGAACTGTATCGCAGCTCACAGGCACTGCTAGTGGCATCCACCCTCAGCACAGTCAGTACTTTATTCGTAGGGTACGCTCTGATAACAAAGACCCTCTGACTGCCTTCTTGCAATCTCAAGGGTTTCCATCTGAAGCTTGTGTGATGAAGCCTGATAGCACAACTATCTTTAGCTTCCCAATGCGAGTTGAAAAGGGTGCTGTACTGCGTGAAGACTTGAATGCTATCCAACACTTGAAACTGTGGTTACTGTTCCAGCGTCACTACTGTGAGCATAAGCCTTCAGTGACTATCTCAGTGACTGAGACTGAGTGGCCTGAAGTTGGAGCTTGGGTGTGGAATAACTTTGATGAGATTACAGGTGTGAGCTTCCTACCGATGGATGGTGGAACATACCGACAAGCTCCTTATGAGTCCATGACTGAGTTTGAGTATCACGACATGGTAGCCAATATGCCTCTAGGTATTGACTGGGATAAACTGGTTGAAGGTACTGACAATGTTGAAGGTGCTCAGACACTGGCTTGCACTGCTTCTGGCGGTTGCGAGATCTAAGATGACAGCCTATAATGGACTCCATAACAAGGAAGACATGATAGGTGTTCGCTTTAATAAGTGGACAGTGCTGGAGTATTCACATAAGAATGAACGCTCCGGCAACTGGTTTTATATTTGTAAATGTGATTGTGGGAACACAGCAACTGTTACAGGTACTAACCTTAGAAACGATAAATCTAAACAATGTAAAAGCTGTTCTAGTAAAGTTAATGGTCGTAAAGGAATTTATGCACAGAACGTAGAAACAGACTTATATGTTATTAAATGTAATGACCACTATTACAAAATAGGAACTACGTCAAATCTTGAACAACGTTTAAAAACAATTAAGTCAAACAATCCTTATGCCCTAACCTGTGTTTATCACGGTAAAGGAAGAGGAAATGAAGAAGAGTTTTGGCATAAATACTTTGAGAAACACCATTGGGAAGGTGAGTGGTACGTGTTCAATAACGAACAAGCTACTGAAGCAATATCAGCCATTACTAAAGGATGTGAAATATGATGCTTGACTTTGAATTCAAGACTGGCTTAGTCTTTGGTATTGAAGCTGATGAACTCTACATCATGGATGAGGAGAACAATATGTCAGATGAAGCTAACCAAGTCATCTACTTACATATAGGATTCTTAACCTTAGCATTTATCCTTGATTAATCGTCATGAACTGAAGAATATACTAGGACAGTAACTAAAAAGCCCCTTAGGAGTGATCCTTTGGGGCTTTTCTGTATCTTAGAACAGTGCTATCTCAGCTTTCCTTCGCTTATCAAGGCCAGCAAGTACTTTACCGCCTCCCTTGTTCCACTTAAGTAGCTCTTCCTTAGCTGCATCCCATTCCTGAGCATTAATCTTCCTACGAAGTGTACTGCTTTGTAGTCTACCAACACCCAGATTGTAGGTGAAGTCAACAATGGCATTAAGCTTTCTGTTGTCAGTAGCTAGAATAGGACAGTATCTTAAGACACCCGGTAGGTAAGTATGCTCAAGCTCCTTCATGAGAAGCTCTGCAGCCTCAGGTTCACTCATGGGAGCATCCTGCAGAGTTACCTTAGTGCCGTTAGCATAATAAGTACTACCATAACCTATCGTAGCTACATTAGCAGGACAGAGGTAGGGCTTACTTCTAAACCCTTCAAACCTCTTGCACAGCTCAGCTGCAATACTTAGATCCATTACAGACCTCGTTTAGACAATGTACGGTCAAGGAACCAGTAGTTCAAAGTACCTGATACCAAGGCTGCAAAGTCAGCTGACATCATAACTTTAAAGACATCCAGTGGAGGCATACCTGACACCCAAGCATTGTAGGACAACCAGATGTGCACAAATGACCACAGAGCTAGAATCCAGTAAGTCACCACAGGACGTACAGAGGCTGACAATGAGGCTACCCATCCAGCTCCAGCAGCCTTAACCATCTCAGTCTGTTGCTCTATAGCTGACTGGAAGGCATCCATGACACCAACATCAATAGCAGCTTCACGTTGAGCACCTATCTCAGATAGTCTCTGAGCACCTCGTTGAGCCTCTAGTTGACACTGAAACTGAAACATATTCAGCTCATGTGAACGCTCATTCTTCTTGTCTAACCACTTAAGAACTTCCGGAGCCATTCGGAATAGACCTCCGAAGATACTGCCGAGTAAACCACCACCTAACATATCTAACATAATCAATCCCTTCTGTTACAATGTTTCTTATCGTCATCGTGAGATAACTTCACACCTGCTAATAGGCCAATAAAGCCACCGATAATAGTTTGAAAGGCTGGAGATAATAGTTTGAATATCTCAGCATTATCAACTTCCCTAGCCCATAGTCCTAAGACAAATGCAGACATCATGGCTAACACTGATATACACAATGTAAAACTAACCATGAAAGTAACATAGAAAGTTAGTTTACTTTTCACATCATCCATAATTATCAATCTCCTATGCGTATGTGTCTATTATTGTTGGTTTGTTAAACACTTGAAGTTCTATCTCTTGAACTCTAGCCTTCTTGTTATACAGCTCAAGCTCTAATTGAAGAGTAGCTAATTCAATCTTATTAGCTTCTATAGCTTGCTTATATTCGTCCTGTACACGCTTTACTGCCTTATTAAAGGCCATAGCTTCTACACCTTGCTTAGGCTCTACCATTGGATAGAGCTTATCTAAGGTAATCACTTAGACTCCTTTGCTTTAGCATTCTTGTAAGCAATAATAACCTTGTGCCTTAGTTCTGCACTATCTGCACTTCCAGCCCATTCACTCAGATTGTTCCATATAACCACCATGTCGGAACTTTTACACAATGTCTGATGGTTTGTAAGCCACCTAGACATCTGTTGGTGACGCTCAGTAGGATTATGTACTGTGTAGGCTATACCATAGAACTCACGTACACTACAGTTATCAGAGGAACTAGAGGGAGTAGAAGCTAAAAGTCCTAGGGTTAGTAGGACTACTATTAGCTTTCTCATGGCTGTTACTCAGCGTAAGGCTGTATTGGCTGTCTCTCGCTTAGTCCAAGTTCACCAGTAATGACAGGAGCCATGCCTCCAAAGATACCTGCTGAAGCCCAGTTCTTAGCTAGTTTACCAGCTATGTTCAAAACCTTTTTAACACCTTGATCTGAGGTATCATTCAAAGCTTTTAATAATTCAGCAGCATCTGCAACAGCTCCGGGATTCTTTAAGAATTCCTGTATCTCTGTAGCCTCTGACTTAGTAGCTTTATTTTGCACAAAGCGACTGAACAAAGCAGATACTTTATAGAAGGTACTTTGAACTTGCTGTCTAATCAATGAAACAGCTTTTGCAGGATCTGTACCAAACTCACGCTCAAAGCCAGTCTGTTGTGTCAGTGTCTGATTAACTTTATTACGCAGCGGGAACTGTGCAAGTCTTTCAGCACCTTCTAACAAGTCCTTGACTGTCTGTGAGTGGCCTTTACCAAACAAGTTGTCAATAGCTGGAGCATTATCAGTATAGAAAGCTATCTTATTAGGGTCTTTTAGGCCGATCTCTAAGATACTGCTTTTAAGACCGTTACGAAGTGCAGGGTCTGAACCAGCCATACGAATAAGTCTGTTCATGTCTTCAGGAGTCTTCAAAGCATTATTTACAAAGCCTTCAAAACCACCCTTAGAACCATAAGACTCTGACCACACATTAGAGAACTTCTCAACTGTTGCTTGTTTCTGTTCATCAAGAATACGTGTTCTATTAGCACGTAAGTCACCTACATTGTCAGTCAAACCTTGTAACCGTTCTTTTAAGCCCGGTACTTGTTCAATAGCTGCACTGTTCTTTTTAATAAATGATGTTAAAGCTGCAGGGTTAACTTCTAATGTATTCTTATTGACAATGCCATCTGTCTGTGAAATACGCATCAAGAAAGCATCTTCAATAATCTTTAAAGCTTCAGGAGAGTTATCAGAAGCAGCTAAGATCTGACGTACAGCTGAAGGCTTGCTTGTAAGCATTGGCACTACAGATTCTACAAACCTTGCTCTGTCTACAGACACTACACCAGCTTCATTAAAGGGCATTCCAACCTTAAATGCAAAGTCTTTATCAGCTTGCTTGTATGGAACTGCAAAGGACTCAGGCATAGTACCAATAGCTTCATCTAGTTGTTTCTTAAAGCCAAGCAAGATACGTGATTGATCTCTATCCTGTGTGTCTCCAATAGCTTTGTTAACAGCTCTCTTTAAAGAGTCAACATCAGTAACAGACACAGGCTCAAAAGTACCTTCAGTTGATTTAACAAGTTGTGGATACTTTGTAGCAAACTTACTACTTGTAGGTGCTCTCTTAGGTGCAAAAGCTTTATCAACTTGTGACAGTAAGCCGGGGAATTTAGCAAATACATCACTAGCTCTTTCCTGCTTGATGTAGTTCCACACTACAGCAGCTACCTGAGACTCCATCTCAACACCATCTGCTTTAGCTTTACTTAATAAAGGTGTGTATACATTCTTAGAGAAGTCATCACGTACAGCCTTTTCCTTAGCAGACAATAAACTATTAACACGATTACCAATATCTTCTTTATCTGTAGCTACATTTAAAGTATCTTCAGTTAGTTCTTTGATACGGGTATTTATTTCTTCAATTCTGCGATTCTGATTAGCTAGACGCATCTCAGCTGCTGTCTCTCTACGGAAGTTCTCAAGCTCTACTTTCTTAGCTTCTACTTGAGCAAGGGCTTCAGCATTCTTAGGATCTCCAGCAAGTCTACGCTGTGCTGCTCTGACAGCCTCTAAAGCTTCTTTCTCTTGGTTAGCCATAAAAGCTGTAAATGAAGCATTCTCACCACGTGATGTCTGTGAACTAACTAAGCCAGTGAGAGTAGTGTCTCCCTTAGAAGCAGCTGTAACAGGTAACTTCACACCTGTAGAGGCTTCAATTTCCTTAGCTCTTAACAGATCATCAGACAATGTTGGGTTAGCTTCCATAGCTTGTGCCAACTTACCACGAGCACGTACCCCTCCAGTTGCTGCTGATATTTCATCTACAATGTTACCAGTCTTAGCCTTCCAAGCACCAATAACCATTTCAGGAACACTTCGAGTAAGTGTATTGGCAAACATACCTGAACCCATACCACCTAAAAACTCACCTGTGGTTCTGTAACCTTCTCCAAACTTTTGAGCAAGTTGTTGACCTGTCTCTCCACCAACTAAACCACTAGCAGCTCCAATAGTTCCCTCAGCTGCTAAGGCACGACCAGTCTGAGGCATTAATGCTTTAGCTAAATTAGCTGTATATGGTGCTGCTTTACCAGCCTGTGTTGCAAGCTGTATTCCTCTAGCACCAGCACCTAGGATAGGAACTGCAGCAGCTCCCATCAAAGCGTTGTTAAGCATACGCTCTTTAGCTGACATCTGTGGTTGTGCTGGAGGAGCGGGGGTAGTGCCTCCAGTAGGAATAGCTTCAGGGCCAGTTGTAGGTCTAGTAGCACCTAACTCAGCTGCAATCTCATCAATCTCAGCATCAGTTAGTTCTCTATCTACAGTAACAGGCTTACCATTAATAATATACTTCATTAATTATCCCCTACAGTATATTTTACACCACTTTTAGTTGTACGTGTTTCACCTGCAGCAGGTGTGTTACCTCTTAATGTAAACACCTCTTTAATTTGATCATCTTTGTACAAACCAGATAATTGAGCTGTACGTTGTGTTTGTTTAATCTCATTTTCTTCAAGAGCTTGGTTCTTCTTCTTAAGAATCTGAGCAAGTTGTTTTAACTTACGAGTTGAGTCTTCACTTGGTGTTCCTGTTGCAAGTTTAGAAACAACATCACCTACCATACCAATCAATGAAGGATCTGCACCAAAAGCATCTACGTCAGATTTAGACAGTTGTGTCTCACCTGAAGCCTTAGCCAGTTGACGAGATAAAGCAGAGAAGGAAGCAAAGTTACCTGTCTTAAGAACATCATCAGCCAGTGCAATAGCTGCATCAGCTGCGTTGACAGCATCACGATAAGGCTTCAATGTAGTGTTAAGGTTTTGACGAAGACTAACAATATCACCAGTTCCTTTTAAGCCGGGGATTTCATTAATAATCTTAGTTCCCTTACCTTCTCCAGCTGCTTTAATGACAGCATTCACTTCTGCAATCTCTTTGTCTTGAGCTGGTGAAACGAGTGTACGTCTATATGCTTGTAGTGTTTCAATCTCTGAAGGTGAGTACTCTTTATCTTTAAACTTCAAGTCACTTACCAGTTTTGATGTTTTATACAATGCTAAACTTGCAGGAGTATAAACACCCTTCTCTATAAGCTTCTGGAAAGGATCTGCAGCCTCTTTCTCACGCTCACGTTGCGTAGTCAAAGCTTTCTCAGAGCTTAACTTAGCTTCAGACAATTCCATCTCACGAGCCATTGCCATAGCCCTGTTAGCCATCTCAGGATTAACACCTTGAAGAGCTGCAGCATATTGCTTCATACCATCTACAGTTCCAGTATCAAACTGTGAAGCCAACTGACGAAGCATTGAAGCTTGTTTCATTGCTGGGTCTTGAATGTCAACACCAAAGGCACTAGCTAAGCCACGGCCTAGGTTAGCACCACCTTTGTAACCCATTGCACCTAATTGTTGGTCTTGCGACAGTTGAGCAAACTGCATAGCCTTCTGTTCTAATGCAGCACGTTGCGCTTCCTCAGGAGAACCCATGCCTCCAAACAAACCCTGTATTGACGGTGTAGCCATTATTTATTCCTTAACCTTGTTTGAAGTAGGGGTTAATAACAGCATTGTAATTAACACCGCCAGTATTACCACTGCCTGTTAAACCTGCAATGAGTTGACTAATTGGATCTGTTAAGCCTCCAACAGTACCTTGCAAAGCTGCACGTTGAGCTGTGTTAGCTGTATTCTGACCTTGCATATACAAGTTAGCTGCTTGCTGATTCTGAGCTGCACCTGCACCGCCTAATGCAGTACCTTGAGTCAAAGCATTCTGACCTAAGTTCTCCAAGTTAACAGCAGCTTGAGAATAGTTAGTGTATGGAGCCAGAGCTTGTGTCTGCAATCCAAAACCTTGACCTGCTAAGTTCAATCCACCAGTCATTAAGCCTTGACCAAACTGTGCTTGCTGATTACCAAAGGTCTGAGCATTAGCACCCAACTGAGCATCCTGCTGAGCCATAGCATTGTAGTATGCAGCCATCTGAGGATTAGTAGCTTGTAAGCCTTGAGCACCAGTAGTGTATCCTGCATTAGTAGCACCAGTAGCTAGACCTAAACGACCTTGTTGCTGCTGTTGGTTAGTAAGCTGTGCAAGTTGCTGTTCACGACCGGGAGCAAGTAACTGTTGCTGCTGAGTCATGTACATCTGAGCTTGTTCTGCAGGTGTCTTAGCTA